GTGGGGGCACAGTTCCCTGGGGGTGGGGGCATAAAGTCCCCCCTCACTACGTTTGAACCAACACTGAACCAACAGAGGAACCAACATAAGAACCTGCGTGCAGGCGGGTGCGCCGACGCGCAGCCCGCACAGCCGGCCCCGGACGACAGCTGGCCCGACGATTTCTGGGCCCGGTTCCAGGACGCCTATCCGCACCTGACCCGGATGCGGGCCACCCATGAGCTGCTGCGCCGGATCCGGACCGAGGGCGAGACCTCGTTCCAGGACGTGCTCGACGGCATCGCCGCGTACATCGCCAGCAAGCCCCCCGAGCGGCAGTGGCTCGGCTCCGACACGTTCCTGATGGATCGCCGCTACGAGGATCGGCCGGCCGCGTATCGCGGCAGGGACGGGCCCCTGATGGGACAGGCCGGCCGCTTGGCCGAGCTCGCCGAATCGTTCCGTGACCCGTCCCGAGGCAATTCCGATGACCCTTCCGGTAAGCAGCAACGCCCGACATCTGGTTACGGGCAACGAGCGCGTAGCAACGGCGCTGCGGGTGTGTCATGGACGACTGGAGACGGCAAAGAACCTCCCGCTGAGATATTGCTTATCGCAGAGCCACGCTCCTACCGAAGGTGAGCGCAGGGCCTTCCGCGACTGGCGCATGGTCTTGTTGCAGGCGCTCAAACCCTGCGACGACCCGCTCAAGGTCGAGGCCGTCGTCAGCAAGCTCCTGCTGGGCATGGAGGGCAAGGGCGCCAGCGTCGTCGGGACCGCCGCCCTGAATCGCGAATACGTCGACGCGCTCGAAGGCCTGCCCCTCTGGGCCATCATCGAGGCGGCCGACCGCTTCCGCCGCGCCGAGACCATCCTGCCGCGGCAGTCGCGCTGGAGGCCGAACCCGCCCGAGTTCGTCGAGGAGACCCGGGCCGGCCTTGCCGAGATCCGCGAGACCCAGATCCGCCTGCGAGACGTGCTCGAGGCGGAGGTCGTGCCCGATCCCGACCCGGAGCGCGAGGCGGCGGTACGCAAGGTCGCCGCCGAGGCCATCGCCCGCCGCGCCGCCGAGGTGAAGGCCACGCTGCAGGGCGAGCACCAGGCCAGCCAGACGGAGGTCGCGGCGACGCTCGGCGGCCCGCCGCTCGCCCCCAACTCGCTGAGCCCGACGGCGCTCGCGAAGTACCGCCGACCCGCCGCCTGATCCACGAATCCCGCCACCGCGGGCCACCCTCCCCCGCAGAGGGGGGGGATCCAACCACCAGGAGCAACCCGATGAACGACCAGACCCTCACCCTCGCCGTCGATGCCAGCAAGCCCTTGATGATCGGCTACGCCGCCGCGATCGTCTCGGCCTACGTTTCGAACAACTCGGTCCCGGTCGCAGATCTGCCCGGGCTGATCGCCTCGACCCACGCGGCGCTGGTGGGGCTCGGGGCGCCGGCGGAACCCGAGGTGGTCCGTCCCGAGCCGCCGGTCCCGATCCGCAAGACCGTGACGCCCGACTACCTGGTCAGTCTGGAGGACGGGAAGCGGTACAAGACCCTCCGCCGCCACCTCGCCGGGCGTGGGCTTACTCCTGACGAATACCGTCGCAAGTGGTCTCTGCCCGCAGATTACCCCATGGTGGCCGAGAATTACGCCAAGCAGCGTTCAGATCTGGCGAAATCGTCTGGTCTCGGTAGGGCCCGCCTCAAGGCTGTTGCTTGAGGATCGACCCTCAAGCCCTCGCACCCATGAGGGGTTAATCACTTCAGGATGCGGGTGAGGTTGTTAGGGATGTGTGCTACTGTACTTAAGTCGGCTCGACAGAACGGTTGCAACATTCCGTCGAGCCTAACCCGCATCATGGAGACACCCATGACACAGGCTGATCGTTCGTCTACCACGCCGCTCGCGCGCCGTCCCGCCATTGAACCGGGACAGCGCTTCGGACGGCTCGTTGCTCTGGAGCGGTCGTTCGTGCCCGGTCGCCACGCGGTTTGGCGGTTCACCTGCGACTGCGGAAATAACTGCACTGCCCGCATAGAGCACGTCCGTGCAGGACGCACGACAAGCTGCGGCTGCGTCAGACGCGAACTGAACGCGACGCACGGCATGTCTCATCTGCCGGAGTACGAGTGCTGGAATAACATGCTCAACAGGTGCTTGGATCAAGATCATCCGAGTTTCAAGAACTACGGGGGGCGAGGCATTACCGTTTGCCGCAGATGGGCAGGCTCGTTCGAGGCGTTTTACGAGGATGTCGGACAGCGGCCTTCTGTCGAGCATTCCCTGGATCGCATCAATAACGAGCGCGGTTACGAGCCGGGTAATGTCCGCTGGGCCACCCGCCGGGAGCAGATGCGGAACTTCAGGGGCAACCACGTCGTCCGCATCAACGGCGAGAGCATGCCGCTGGTGGAAGCCTGCGAGCGCACCGGCGTGCCGTACGACATTGCTCGCGGGCGGCTGCGACAGGGGTGGAGCGTCGCCCGCGCCCTGAACCTGCCGACGAACCCCTAACACCCGGCCGGCGCTTCGGTGCCGGCCTCATCCTGCAGCGTGTGAGGTGCGTCATGGTCGTGCTGTTCTGGACGAGCACAATCCCGGTCGGGAACGGGCGGATGCTGGCCTTCCCGATCGGTGTCCCCGACGAAGACCTCGACGCCTTCGGCGAACGCCTGGCGCGCGAGGGCGGCGTGATGGTCGACCGCCTGTGGCTCGAGCCGCGCGACGACGGCTATGCCTACATCACCCGCACCGAGCGCCTGTTCATCTCCATCGCCGGCACGATCACCGTCCGGGACAACAACAGCCCCGTGCGCCTGGAGGTCGAGTGATGTCGACCCGCAGCGCCAAGACCCGCCTCAACGCCAAGCGCCGCCGCCGCGAGGAGCGCAGGCGCTCGGCCGAGCATGCCGCGCAGGGGCACCGCGACCAGACCGCCAAGGAGCGGGCCGAGCGGCGGGAGCGGGCGAAGGCGGACGAGGAGGCGTACATGGCCGGCCGGCGCTGGCATCTGGTCGATGCCCGGGTGGGTAAGGCGAAGGCGCTCGGGAATGCACTGGCGGCGAGCGAGATCCCGTCGCTGCGCTTGTCCGAGGACGTGGTGCAGATCCGGTCGGGACGGGCCATTCGCACCCGCATGCCGCTCTTCAACCAGCTGCTGTTCGTCGGGCTGGCGCCCGGGGACGATCCCCACAGGCTGCGGGAGAAGTTCGACATCGAGATGCAGGGCGTGCGCTTCAAGAACGAAAAGTACGAACAGGTCACCGCACAAGAACTGGATACGTTCACGGGCGCGCTGGGCGGCTCGATCCCGCGGGACGAGAAGCGCAAGAAAGGCGGAGGCCGGGCCGAGGACTACGAGGTGGGTGAGACGGTTCGGGTGAAGGATGGGCCGTTCGCTTCATTCAGTGCTGTGATCGAGGAAATTGACTCTGAGTCACAGCACCTGAAAGTCAGTGTCAATATTTTTGGGCGGGCGACACCTGTGGCGCTAGAAGTCGGACAGGTGGAAAGGGTGCGGAATGCGGCTTGACTCTGGGGTAGAAGAGATCATATGCATGCACCGGGTCGTTCGCGACCAAGGATACCCACCGTGTGACCTGCCCTGCGGGGATGTGTGTTGCGCCTGTGGACCCGGCTCCCGAGTAGATCAGGGGGTGGTGAGGGAGGCTTGTGTCCTTCCCAAGGTGGGGACTTACGCCCCCGGTCCGAAGACCTTCATCTGCTCCCGGTTCACCTCGGGGTGGCTGTTCCACTCCTCGCACCAAATCCGGGCTTCCAGTTCGGTGTAGAAGGCGCCCTCCACCTCCCAGTTCAGGTCCCGGTTCTTCACCAGCCACTCGGCGCCAGTGTTGTTGGTGGGGTTCTGCTTGGTGGCCTTGGTCTTGGTCATCTGTGTCTCTCCTCTGTCTGTGTTTATGTTGTACTTCGCGTTGCTAGTGTCGTCAACAGTAAAAGCGCAGCATATGCGAAGTATTTGCACGTTGGTTACAGAACAGAGCAAATGACAGATCCTTGGTGGGCGATCTTCGGTATGATGCTGGCTGTGTTTTTGTGCGGCATCGCAGTGGGCGCTGCGGCTGCCCGGGTATATGGGTGCCTGTAGTGCCTCGCCTGTCTCGCCTGCCCTCGCGGCTGCGCACCCTCGACAGCCGATTGCTCCGGGCCCCCGAGCCCGAGCACGGCCAGACCGCCAGCCAGCGCTACAACGCCCAACGCCGCCGGGACAGCGAGACCGCCCGCCTCTACAGCACCAGGCGGTGGCAGGCCCTCAGGGCCGACCAGCTGACCCGGGAGCCCCTGTGCCGGATGTGCATGGCCGAGGACCGCGTCACCGCCGCCGTCGTATGCGACCACGTCGAACCCCACCGTGGGGATGTCACCAAGTTCTGGGCCGGGCCCTTCCAGTCCCTCTGCAAGCGTCACCATGACAGCGACAAGCAGCGAGATGAGAGAGGTTGAGCCAGGTGAAGGTGATCCCCCCTGGTAGGGGGGTCATAAGTCGCCAGAGTTTTCGGATGAAGGGCGGTTGTTCTCCCATCCGCGCACTTTTTTCCGCCCCCAAAAATCTCATGGTGAGTGCCTGCCATGGCCGAAAATGACGGCCGTCCCGAACCGAAGCGCCGTGGCCGCCCGAGCTACAAGCCGACGCTAGAAGCGCGCGAGACGGTCGAGCAGATGAAGTTCTGCGGCGAGTCCGACAATGTGATCGCCCGCGCTCTGCAGATCGACCCAGATACGCTGCGCAAGCACTTCGCCGACGAGCTTCAGGACGGCCATGCGCATCGCCGCCGAGAGGTCATCGGCCTGCTGTTCCGCTCTGCCCGGGATGGCAACGTCTCGGCGCAGAAGCACCTCGAGGGGATCGGTCGGGCATCGGGTGCGGCGGAGGCGCTGGAGCGCCGTGGCGACAAGGCGCCGAAGCTCGGGAAGAAGGAAGAGCGGCAGCTGGCCGCCGAGGGCGTGGCGGGTCGATTCGCGCCGCCGCTTCCGCCCAAGCTGATCGTCAGCAACTGATGGAGTGGACCACCGCCTGCCCGGATTGGGCGGAGCGCATCGTGCAGCGCCGCTCGCTGGTGCCGTTCGATCCGCTGTTCCCGGACGAGGCCGAGGCGGCGCTGGCGGTCTTCAAGTCGCTGCGGGTCGTTGACCTACCGGGCCAGCCGACCTTCGGCGAGGTCTGCGAGGAGTGGGTCTTCGACTTCGTCCGGGCCATCTTCGGCGCCTACGATGCCGGAGCGGCCCGCCGGCTGATCCGCGACTTCTTCCTGCTGATCGCCAAGAAAAACGGCAAGAGCACCATCGCGGCGGGCATCATGCTCACCGCCCTGATCCGCAACTGGCGGCACTCGGCCGAACTCCTGATCCTTGCGCCCACGCTCGAGATCGCGAAGAACAGCTACGGCCCCGCCGCCGAGATGGTGCGGGCCGATCCTGAGCTCTCGAATCTGCTGCACATCCAAGACAACCTCCGGCAGATCACGCACCGCATCACCCGGGCGACCCTGAAGGTGGTAGCGGCCGACACCGACAGCGTCGGCGGCAAGAAGGCCGCCTTCGTCCTGATCGACGAGCTCTGGATCTTCGGGAAGCGGGCCAACGCCAACGCGATGCTCCAGGAGGCGACGGGCGGCTTGGTGTCCCGGCCCGAGGGCTTCGTGATCTACCTCTCGACGCAGTCGGACGAGCCGCCGGCCGGGGTGTTCAAGGAGAAGCTGGACTATTTCCGCGACGTCCGCGACGGCAAGGTGCAGGACCGAAAAAGCCTCGGAGTCCTCTACGAGTTCCCGGAGGAGATGGTCGAGCGCAAGGCCTACCTCGACCCGAAGTGGTGGTTCGTCTCCAACCCCAACATCGACCGTTCGGTGAGCCGCGAGTGGCTGCAGGACAAGCTGATCGAGGCGCAGCGCGGCGACGGCGGATCGCTGCGTACCCACCTCGCCAAGCACCTCAACGTCGAGATCGGTCTGGCCCTGCGCGCGAATCGCTGGCCCGGCGCCGAGTTCTGGGAAGCGGCCGGCCGCGGCATCACGCTGGACGACCTGCTCGCCCGGTCCGAGGTCGTGGTGGTTGGGATCGACGGTGGCGGCCTCGACGACCTCCTCGGCCTTGCGGTTCTCGGCCGATGCGCCAAGACCCGCCGGTGGCTGCTCTGGTGCCACGCCTGGGCGCACCCGATCGTGCTGGAGCGCCGCAAGGAGATCGCGCCGCGGCTGCGCGACTTCGAGAAGGCCGGCAGCCTGACGATGGTCGAGCGGCCCGGTGACGACGTCGCCGAGGTGGCGGCCATCGTGGCGCGGATCCGCGATGCCAACGTGCTCGCCTCCGGCCCGGCAATCGCCGTCGATTCGGTCGGCATCGTCGACATCGTGGACGAGCTGACGAGCGAGGCGGTCGGCTTCGAGATCGAGCGCATCGTCGCCGTCTCGCAGGGCTACCGGCTGAACGGCGCGATCAAGACCACCGAGCGCAAAGTCGCCGGCGGCGAGCTCGAGCACGATGGCTCGGCGATGATGGCTTGGTGCGTGGGCAACGCGAAGGCCGAGGCCCGCGGCAACGCGATCCTGGTGACGAAGCAGGCGGCCGGCACCGCGAAGATCGACCCGCTGATGGCAACCTTCAACGCGGTGACCTTGATGGCGACGAACCCGGCAGCCGAGCAGATGGCGCTCGGCGACTTCCTCAAGAATCCGATCTGGGCTTGATCAGGATGAGCGTCGGGGGCGCGCTGCGGCGCTGGGTCGGGCTCGAACGGAAATCGCGGTCGCTGTCCATCACGGACGCGCGCGATGCCGGCACCTGGGGGCGGATCCTCGGCTTCGGCGAGAGCGCTTCCGGCAAGACGGTGACCGTCGACGCTGCGATGCAGATCGCGACCGTGTGGGCGTGCGTGCGGCTGCTGTCAGAGACGATCGCGACCCTGCCGCTGGTCGTCTACCGCCGGGAGGACAACGACAGCCGGGTCGTGGCGAGGGATCACCCGCTTTCGACGCTGCTGCGGGTCTCTCCCGACGGCGAGCACACCGCGGTCGAGTTCGTCGAGGGGCTGGTCCTGTCGCTGTGCCTGAACGGGAACAGCTACGCGGAGAAGGTGCGCAGCGCCAACGGCCGGCTCGTCTCGCTCCAGCCGATGATGTTCGACCGGACCAGCGTGCGCCGGAACGAGGCCGGCGCGCTGGAATACCGCTACAACGACCCGGTCGAGCGCCGGACCCGCCTGCTGCGCGAGGAGGACGTGTTCCACGTCCGCGGGTTCGGCAACGCCGGGTATCTCGGGCTGTCCCCCATCGCCTTCGCCCGCCAGACCCTCGGTGCGTCGATCGCGGCCGACGAGGCGGCGGGCAAGCTCTTCGCCAACGGCACGCGCCCGAGCGGCGTGCTCGAGGTCTCCCAGGTGCTGAAGGCCGAGCAGCGCAAGGATCTGCGGGAGAACATCGTGGCGCCCCTGGCGGGCTCGCAGAACGCCGGCGGCGTCTTCGTGCTCGAGGGCGGCATGAAGTTCACGCCGATCAGCCTCAACCCGGACGACGCTCAGCTGCTTGAGACCCGGCGCTGGCACGTCGAGGAGATCTGCCGCTGGTTCATGGTGCCGCCGATCCTCGTCGGGCATGCGGCGCAGGGACAGACGATGTGGGGCTCGGGCGTCGAGCAGATCAACCTCGGCTGGCTGTCGACCGGGCTCCGCAACTGGCTGAACCGCATCGAGGCGGCGATCCTGCTGCGGCTGTTCCAGCCCGGCGAGCGCGGCCGGTACTACGCCGAGTTCAACATCGACGGGCTGCTGCGCGCTGACAGCAAGACGCGGACCGACCTGCTCGCCCGCCGCGTCCAGAACGGCCTCATGAACCGCAACGAGGCCCGCCGCCTCGACAACCTCCCCCCCTACGAGGGGGGCGACGCCTACACGGTGCAGTCCAACCTCATGCCGATCGACCTGCTGGGCAAGGTCGCGGTGCAGCCCACCGAGAAGCCGATCGGGGGCCAGGACGGGGTCCATCAGGAGCAATGACCATGCGAACCGCCCTCGCGGCCCCGCGCCTGGAGCGCAAGAAGGCCTCGCTGAAGATCCGGGATTTCGGCCTCGCCGTGAAGGCCGTGAACGACGACGGCACCTTCTCCGGCTACGGCTCGGTCTTCGGCAACGAGGACAGCTACGGCGAGATCGTCGCGCCCGGCGCATTCGCCGAGAGCCTGGCCGAGATCGCCGCCAAGGGCCGGCCGGTCCCGGTCCTCTGGCAGCACCGCAGCGACCAGCCCATCGGCGTCTACTCCTCGCTGAAGGAGGACGAGCACGGGCTGTACGTCGAGGGCATGCTGCTCAAGGAGGCGGTGCGCCAGGCGGCCGAGTCCTACGCGCTGATGAAGGCGGGGGCCGTCTCGGGCCTCTCCATCGGCTACTACGTCCGGCAGTCCTCGTTCGACGAGAAGACCGGCACGCGCACCCTTCTCAAGCTGGATCTCGTCGAGATCAGCCTCGTGACCTTCCCCGCGAACGACGAGGCGCGGGTCGATGCGGTCAAGTCCAAGATTGCGCACGGCGAACTGCCGTCGCTGAACGAATTCGAGCGGTTCCTGCGCGAGGCAGGCTTCTCGAAGACCAAGGCCGCCGTGATCGCCAATCGCGGCCTTGCGCACCTGCTCCGGAGTGAGTCCGCGGGCGACGAGGCGAACGAACCCGAGGCCGTGAAGTCGCTCGTGGGAGCGCTGTCCGGCTTCTCTCTTTCGAACATCTGAGGACTCACACGATGAGCCACCACGACACCCGCCTGACGGCGGCACACCGCGAGTTCGGCCGCAAGGACGCGGGCGGCGGCGGGTCGGACCCGTCCATCCAGGCCGTTCAGGGCGAGATGGCCCGGATCCTCAACGAGGTGAAGGGCTTCGCCGAGCGCGCCGGCGCCGAGGTCAAGGCCAACGGCGACCTCACCAAGGCGACCAAGGAGAAGGTCGACGAGGCGCTGCTGAAGTTCGGCGAGACCGCCACCAAGCTGCAGGAGGCCGGCGACCGCCTCACCGACATCGAGCAGAAGCTGGCGCGCCGCGGCAGCCCGGAGGCGCCGGACGGCCCGCGCACGCTCGGCCAGGCGGTGATCGAGAGCGACACGTTCAAGTCGGGCGGCATGACCTCCGGCTCGCGCATGTCCCTGCGCGTGAAGCTCGATCGCAAGGACATCACCAGCGCCAACGCGACCGTCGGCACCGGCCGCAGCCCGGGCACCTCGCTCACCCCGTCGGATCGCCAGCCCGGCATCGTCACCCCGCCCCAGCGCCGGATGACGATCCGCGACCTGCTGATGCCGGGCGAGACCTCGGCGGGCAACATCGAGTACGTCGTCGAGACCGGCTACACCAACAACGCCGGCATGGTCGCCGAGACCACCACGAAGCCCAAGTCGGACATCACGTTCGATCTGCGGAACGCGCCGGTGCGGACCCTGGCGCACATCTTCAAGGCCTCGCGCCAGATCATGGACGACGCACCCGCGCTTCGCTCCTACATCGACGGGCGCGCCCGCTACGGCCTGACCTTCAAGGAGGAGGTCCAGCTGCTGAACGGCGACGGCACCGGCCAGAACCTGTTCGGCCTCCAGACCCAGGCGACCGCCTACAACCCGCCGACCGGCGTGCCGACCACGGGCCTCACGCAGATCGACAAGCTGCGCATCGCGGTGCTGCAGGTGATCCTCGCCGAGTATCCGGCCTCAGCCTTCGTCCTCAACCCGATCGACTGGACGACGATCGAGCTGACCAAGGACGGTATGGGCCGCTACATCGTCGGCGACCCGCAGGACGGCACCGCGCCGCGCCTCTGGAACCTGCCGGTGGTCGCGACCCAGGCGCAGGCGCAGGGGCGGTTCCTCACCGGCGCCTTCGACATGGCGGCCCAGATCTTCGATCGCATGGAACTCGAGGTGCTGCTGTCGACCGAGAACGTCGATGACTTCGAGCGCAACATGATGACGCTGCGCGCCGAGGAGCGCCTGGCGCTCTGCGTCTACCGCCCCGAGGCCTTCGTCACCGGCACGCTCTGATCGGCGCCGTGACGATCACCATTAACGACCGGCGGCGGGAACCTGCCGCCGGACCCGCAACCGCAGGAGTGCGCGACATGGGTTCGGACAGCGATCACGTCCTCGTCAAGGCCACGCGGCCGTTCGTGGGGGACGAGGGGTTCAAGGATGAGCGCAGCGAGCCGTTCAAGGTGCACCGGCGCCGGCTGGCCGAACTCAAGGCCAACGGGCTCGCCGAGGAGCACGTCGAGGAGCCGGCCGCCAAAAGCGCGCCGCCCCCCGAGAACAAGATGGCCCCTGCGCCCGCCAATAAGGCGAAGTAACCCCCCGCCTTCATCTAACATCGGAGTTTCAAGCCATGAAGCGGCTGCTTCTCGGCGCGCTCGCGCTCGCCTTCATCACGACCGGCGCGGCCTGGGCGCAGTCGCCCGCCATCCTCCGCCCGCCCAGCGGCATCGCCCTCGACGACGGCGTGAAGACGGCCGCGGCGACTGCCGGCGCCGCGACGCTCAACAAGCTCTCGGGCAAGATCACCACCGAGGCGCTGACCACAGCGGCGGGGGCGACCTACACCCTGACGGTGACGAACAGCACCGTGGCGGCGGCCGACATCGTGCTGGCCTCGTTCACGAACGGCACCAACTCGGCCGGCTCACCGCACATCCAGCGGATCGCCCCCGGCGCCGGCAGCATCGTGTTCACGCTGCGTAACAGCGATGCTGCCGCGGCCCTGAACGGCACGCTGGTGGTGTCCTTCGTCGTCATCAAGAACTGAACCAGATCGGGGCGCAGCCATGCGTGGGAGCTCTCTTCGTAGCGGGCTGCTGGCGTTGGCGCTCGCCCTGGCGATCCCGGCCGCGGCCCAGGCGCCGACCAACGCCTACCAGCCGTTCCAGCAGCCGACCGGCGCGCAGGTGCCGCCGGTGGTCATCCTGTGCGCAACCGGCACGAACCGGGACGCCCTACCGTGCGGCAGTCTCGCCGCGCCGCTGAACGTGATGAGCGCGCCGTTCGTCCGGGCGTCGCGCTCTCCGTTCATCCTGCCGGCGACGACCACGCCGCAGCAGTACATGGTCACCCAGCCGACGGGTTCGACGACCTATCGGGGCTACAACCCCTGCGCCAACGCGGACGTGCGGGTCATGTCCGTAGCGCCGCTGGAACCGATCGTGACGCAACCGGTCACGGTCAACGGCAAGACGCTCCCAGGCGTGCTGCTGGTAACCTCGCGGACCGAGGTCATTGACGAGTTCTCTGGCACTCGGCTCGGCCGTGGCCCGGAGACCCTGGGCAGCGCCGCCAACCCGAATGGTGGGCAGGACCGGATCATCTCCATCATGCTCGTGCCGATCCCGGGGTATCCGGCCGATCTGACCGGTGTGACGTGCCTGTACGAGCACATGTACGGACGGGGGTCGTAATGCGCGCGACTGCGACGGTCCTCGCTGCTGGCCTGCTGCTGGCCTCTCCGGCCCTGGCCCGGATGCCGGGACCGATGGGCATCCCTGGTGAGCCTGGAGCCAAGGGCGATCCGGGACCGAAGGGTGACGCCGGCCCGCAGGGTGCAGCAGGACCAAGGGGAGCAGACGGTGCACAAGGACAGCCTGGCGCGACCGGCGCGGCCGGCAAGGATGGCGCCCTGGGCGCCATCGGACCGGCCGGCCCCACCGGCAGCCAGGGCACAGCAGGAGCAACGGGCGCGACTGGTGCACAGGGACTGAAGGGGGACAGGGGCGATGCTGGGGCGGTGGGTGCCACGGGTCCGAAAGGCGATGCAGGCCCCGCGGGCGCGCAAGGCCCGGCCGGAGCAGCGGGAGCGACAGGGGCGACTGGTCCGGCTGGACCCACAGGCGCACCCGGTGCAGCCGGTGCGCCAGGAGCAGCCGGCGCGGCTGGGGCGACTGGAGCCACCGGGCCTGCCGGTGCCACGGGCGCAACCGGAGCACAAGGTGCTGCGGGTCAGGTCGGCGCGCAGGGAGCAACCGGGCCGGCAGGAGCGACCGGTGCTGCAGGCGCCACAGGTTCGCAGGGACCGGCAGGTGCGGCAGGACCCACGGGGGCAACGGGCGCCTCAGGGGCAACCGGCCCCGCCGGCACCGCCGCCCCGATCTACGGCGCCGCCGGGCTGCTGTCCGGCGCGAAGGTCTGGGTCGGCAGCGTGCCGACCGACGCATCGGGCAACTGGAGCGCCGACATCAGCAAGGCGGCCTGCACCGCGGCGCCGATCAGCGTCCAGGCCCAGGCCATCGGCGCGACGCAGAATGCCGCCGATGCCGTCCAGGCTTTCATCACCGCCCGCACCAGCGCCACGGTCACCGGTGCCGTGATCCAGCCCATCACCCTGCTCTCGCTCGGCCTTACCTCGAAGAAGGCGAGTTCGGGCGTCACCGTTCTCGTCGAGGCGATCTGTAACTGATGCCAGTCACCGTCATCACGCCGCCCCAGCCGATCATCACCTGGGCTGAGGCGAGCCGGCACCTGCGCCTCGACGATGGCGACGACCAGCAGCCCTACGTCGAGGGGCTGATCGCCGTCGCGACGGGCTGGCTCGACGGACCGGACGGATGGCTCGGCCGGGCGCTCGGCGAGCAGACGCTCGAGGCCCGATTCGATGCGTGGCCCTGTCCGCTTCGGCTGCCCTTCCCGCCGCTCCTGGCGATCGAGGCCGCCTCCTACGTTGACCCGGACGGCACCACGCAGCAGGTCCCGGTGACCAACGGCCTTCTCGACCTGGGCCCGCCGCCGCGGGTGCGAGGCCGGGATGGCGACGTGACGATCCGCTACCGCGCCGGCTACGCCGAGACCCAGGACGGCGCCAGCACCGTGCCGGCACCGATCCGGCACGCCATCCTCCTGATGGTCAGCCACTACTTCAACAACCGCGACGCCGTCACGGTCACGGCCGCCCAGCCGGCACAACTGCCGCTCGGCGTCGAGACCTTGCTGGCCCCCTTCCGCGTGTGGCGGGTCGGCTGATGGACAGCGGACGCCTCGAGCACCGCGCGAAGTTCATGCGCCAACCGCCGATTCTCGACAGCCAGGGTCAGGACACCGGCGACCGCGGGCCCTACGCTCCCGTCTTCACCCTCTGGGCCAACTTTCGGCCCCAGAGCGTCCGCGAGGCTGCGCAGGGCGGCGCGGCGCAGAACGTCGAGAGCGGCACCCTGACCGTCCGCACGACGACGCAAAGCCGCACGATCACGAACGGCGACCGGGTCACCGTCGAAGGCCGCGACTTCGCGATCGACGGCGTCGGCCTGCCGGACCGGCGCACCGGCCTGATCGCCCTCAACGTCTCCAGCAACCTCGGCGGCGAGTAGCATGGTGGACATCGGCGCGACCTTCGGTGGGCTCTCGCAGGGCTACGCCGCCCTGAACCTGACCGGGGCCGTCCGGGATTTCACGACCAGCCGCGGCGTGCTGTCCGGCCTGCGCCTGATCGACACCGTCGCGGACATCGTCGGGATCGAGCGCATCACCGGCCAAGTGGTGAAGTTCGGCGTGAAGCTGGCGCTGAAGGCGGACAACGCGAGCGAGCAGGCCGCAGCCAACATGGTCGAGCTGATGCGCGGCCGCGTGGCGGTCGACACCGGCCTGCTCCTGTCCGGCATCACCTACGCCCGCGAGGGCGGCATTTGGGCGGTCCGGGCCAGCGCCGACCGCGGCGGCTACGACTACGCCCTGGCGGTCGAGACCGGGCACCGGGCCGGCGGCACAGTCGCGGACGGCGACCTGTTCGCGGACACCACCGGCGCCGGCGGGCGCCAGGTGCGCGATGGTCCCACCGATGTCGAGGCGCAGCCCTTCTTCTACGGCTCGGCGCGCGAGGCACTGTCCGATTGGGCGGGCGAGCTCCGCCGCGCGAGCGAGGAGGGGTTATGACCCTGACGGTTGGCCGGGCTGTTCTCGGTGGGGATGGATCGGTGCTGCGCGGCGCTCCGATGCAAGTTTTCCGAGCGAGGCGTCCGATGGATGTCGCGGCAATCCGCGATGCGATGGTGCAAGCCCGGGCTGCGCTGGTTACGGCTGCCGACGACCAGCCCGACGACCTCGGCAAGCCGGAGCGTGCGCAGGTGCTGGCGCGCCGCGTAGAGGCTCTGACGGCGGCCCTCGCTGAACTGGATCGGGCGCTCGCATGACTGCCCTCTCTCCCATCATCCCATTCCGCGATGCGCTGCGGGCGCACCTGCGCGCCAGCGAGGCGTTCAAGGCGCTCGCCGGCAACCGCATCTTCGACGAGGTGCCGACCCAGAAGCCGGGCGGGCAGACGATCGTCACGCCCTACGCCTACATCGGCCCGATGCGCCATACGCGCCTCGAGATCGGTTGCGGCCGGGCCTGGACCGTGCAGGCGCGCCTCTTCGCCGTCTCGACCGCCAACGGCCGCGCCGAGGCGTGGTCGGTGGTCGACGCCATGACGGAGGCCCTGGACGGCCTTGAGGCGTTCGACCCAGCCCTCGCCGCGCCCTTCACCATGCAAAAGATGATCGAGGTCACTCAGGCCGGCGACGTCATCGACCCGCTGCAGGCGAAGAGTGTGTTCCTCGACCTCACCACCATCATCGCCCGGCCGGGTCCGGGATCGGAGGACTGATCATGGCCGAACCGCAGCTGCTTCCCGGCAACCGCTTCCGGGCCTACCGCAACGTGGGCGGCTCGCCCAAGTTCGTGTGCCTGGCGACCGCCACCACACTGACCCAGACGAACGCCTTTGAGGACGCCACGGTCGCGGATTGCGACGATCCGCTGGCCATCCCGGACCGGAAGAGCGTCAAGACCTCGAAGTCGTGGGGCGGGCGCTTCGCCGGCAGCATGGCGGCTGACCACCTCGCCGAGTTCCAGGCCGACAACGACAGCGAGGACCCGGTCCCCTACGAGTTCCGGATCGACCGGACCGCCCTCCAGGGCGGCGGCAAGTGGACGGGCAATATCTTTGTCGAGAATTTCGAGATCGCCAAGAACAACAACGGCATCGTCACGTTCACGGTGCAGTTCCGCGGCGACGGCCCGCTGACCTGGGTGCCGGCCACGTGAGCCAGACGGATACCTCGCGCACGATGGTCCGCAAGTTCTTTGCGGGCCGCGAGCGCAACTTCCAGCTCCGCCTCGGCGAGATCCACGAGCTCGAACGGAACTGCAGCGCCGGCATCGGCGAGGTCATGGCGCGGCTCGCCACGCACCGCTTCGGCGTCAACGACATCTGGGAGCCGGTGCGGCTCGGGTTGATCGGGGGCGGCGCTTCGGCACTCGAAGCCGACCTCACGGTGCAGACCTACCATCCGCCGCACTACCCGATCGCCGAGTTCCTATCCTTGGCGGTCGAGATCGTGCAGGGCGCGGTGAACGGCGTGCCGCCGGGAAAAGACGAGACGGAGGGGGCGAGCGCCCAAGCCCCGGGGACCTCTCCGTCTTCATCCGCACCGGAGCGGTCGCGGGGTTCACGCCGCAAGAGGTGAAGGGCATGACGATGGCCGAGTTCCACGCGGCCATTGATGGCTTCATTGCCGCGAACAGTCCGGCCGAGCAGGCGCCGACCGAGGACGAGTTCATGCGGGTGCTGGCGGAGGAGATGGCGGCGGGGCGGGCGTAATCAGCGAGCGCGCGAAGGGCGCTTGGGG